ACTCTAGCAGCATTTACTACTGTTAGATCATCTCCCATATGAGAAACATATTGCACAAATCCATTGTCCAGAACTCTAATCTTATCCGTAGTACTGATCATCGTCATAAAATTCACCATCTCCTTCTTCTTCATTTCCAAAATCATCACCGTATGGACCATTGTCTTTGATATCTTCTGTTATATCAAAACTATCAAGAACTTCTGGAGGATATGTACCATCTTCATTCTTTTCTTCTAAACTGAAATCATTAATCACGACACCAGTTAGATCTTCTGCATACTCAACAGCCTTTTCAAACAATTCAGGATTGACACTTCTTAAGTATTCCATTACTGCAAAACAGTAAGAAACAATTGGATGTTCTATGTGGAAACTTTCTTCGTCTTCTGACATATTAGACCTTCTTCCATTGTTGGAGTTTTAACTTTGCCTCGATACCCGAATATGAATTATTCTTTATAATATCAGTTAGTTGCTGTTTTGTGTAGCCATTGAGAATCATATCGTTAATATCTTTTTGATCAATCGTATTTGGCCAAATACAAACTGTTCTTCCATTATTTATTAATTTTTCTATTTGAGCAATCACTTGTTTGTTTCTTGGTTCGTTATCTATAACGAAAATTAAGTCTTTATTCTTCAATGGTTCAGGAACTTCAGAACCATCATTAATTCCCACCATCGCTACACAATTATCAAGGAACAAAGAATCCAATGGACCTTCCACAACAATATAAGGATTCTCGTTATTCAAACGACAAAATCCATACCAAAGTCTTTCAATACTTTTATCACCCTTGATTGTGATGTAACGAATGGTGTCTTTCTTCTTTGATAAACTTCTACCCTGAATTGCTATTACACGATTCTTGGTATTGAGAATAGGAATCACAAGACGAGGTTCTTTTTCCAAATTAATTTCTGGATCTAGTTTCTCTGCAAGTGCTCCAAAATCATCCGTGTAATAAAGTACACTATAGAACTCTTGTGGAATCTTTCGATTCTCTACAAACTTTCTACATGGATGATCTTCTTCTAGTTCATTTATATTCTTCAACCCATCAAGAATATTATCAGAAATATTGAACTTTGGTTGTTCAAATTTAAATTCTGGTTTCTTGTAGTTTGAATTACCATTTTCTCCATTCTTCCATCGTTCAAGAGAATATTCTTTACAAAGAGCAGGTGATACTGATTCTAGGAATTTATACATTGTGGTTGATACTCCACAATTATGACAACGATAAAACATATCGTTGTTCTTTGCAAAGAAGAATCCTCTAGCCTTGCTCTTATTCTTCTTCGAATCACCACAGATAGGACATCTGCAATTTGCAAGATTCTCTTTCTTCCAAGCGAACTTTGGAAGCATAGGAGAAACCATGTTTATGAACTTTTTATCAATTATTAAAGACATTATCTTGCATTTGGAAAATTATACTTTGCCCATTCACGCCACGCTGGAAGTTCTTCATCACGAACATTTGGTAATGTTGCTAAACGCTCTTCTATTGTACGATTATCATCATTACCTATAAACTGAACTTGCTTCATATTGATTTCATCTGCCATAGTAATCTCCTTTAATTAGTCCAATCTTCTGATTTTTTAAATTTACGAATACTAAACTTTGATGTATACTTTTTATCATGACCTTCTGACCCAACATCTTCATCCTCTCCAGTTCCAGTCAAACCATCTTGTGCTGATGCATCAAGATTATACAACTTCATTTTTGCACGATTGATACCAATAACAAACTTACGATTACTCGCAAGATCATTATAGCGATTCTTCAACTGCTTTACCATAACTTGATTTCTCTTGTCTAGGTCTTCAGTTGCAATAATTGCAAACATGAAATCTGCTGTTGCAGGTAAACCAAATGACTCTGAAGTATTCTCAAGACCAAAATCGGTATTGTTATAACCTTCACGATTCACCTGAGTTGCAGAGAACACGGGAACACCAAGTTCAACTGCAAGACCACGAAGTTCTTCTGCAATAGACTTGATATAAGTATAGGAATTCACAGAACCACCCTGCTTCATACGAGCAGATGCACAAATGTTTAAATAATCAATAAAGATGATATCGGGAATAAACTTCTTCTTGAGTTTCAACTCATTGACAAGATATCTGAAATGATTGACATGTGCAGTTGCAGTTGGATATTCCTTGATGATAAGTTTACCAGTCACACCTCTAGTTGCATTGAATAACTTCTTTGCATAGACTTGCTTTGGTAAAGACTTTAGTTCATCAATTGTAATATCCATGATGTTAGCATCGATACGCTCTGCAATTCTTTCTTCTGCCATCTCGCAAGTGATGTACAATACATTCTTGTTTTGTATCAAACAATTTGCTGCTTGGTGACAGAGGAATAGAGACTTACCAACACCAGTACCTGCGATTACAATGTTTAGAGTCTTTGTTGCAACTCCTCCCTTTGTAATGTCATTGAAGAATTCCAAATCAAATGGAATCTTCTTTTCTATTGTGTGATAGAATTCATATCGACTTTCTGCATCTTTCAAATAATCATGACCAATATTAGTATCAAAAGATACGGCTAAAGCATCTGAAAGAATAGATGGAAGTGCTTCCTTCGTTTGAGTCTTTGACTTACCATCTATGATATGAATTGATTCAAGGATTGCATTATAGATTGCTTTATCCTTGCAGAACTTTTCGGTTTCATCTACAAGCCACTGCTCATCCTGCTCAGAGGTTGAGTAGTCGTTAATTTTCTGCAACATAGAATCATACTCTTGTTGAGTTAGATTCTTGTTGTTAGACAGATCTACTAGTAGTGCTTCTTTAGTTGGAAGTTTATTATACTTAGAAACAAATTCTGATATGGTCTTATAAATGACCTTATCTTCCTTTGACTGGAAGTACTCATCCTTTAGGAATGGTACAACCTTTCTAGTATAATTCTCGTTGTAAAGAAGATTTTCTAGAATTACTTTTTCAACAATAGAATTCATTCTTCAGTTTCTTGTTCGCTTGCTCCTGCTCCGTACTTGAACTCGACTGCAACCGCTGCTTCGAGTTTTTCCATTACTTCCTTGGTAAAATACTTCTCTGGCTCTTCGATGAGGTTCTTCTCGAATGCCTTGCTACCATCTGGAAGTTCAATACGGGTTGAAACCTTCTTGAATATACCATGCTTTAGTGCTAAGTCAACAAGTCCGTAGTACTTATTTAAGCCACTATCGTAGTTTAACTTAACATCTACCATCTGATTTTCCTTAGTAAGACGACTCTTGTATAACTTGCAGTGAATAATATTACCAACTACTTGTCCTTCTGAATTCTTATCCTTCTTCTTTGAAAGATAAACAATTGTAGAAGCAGCATACTTTAGACCAGAACCACCTGACATTTCCTTGGTTGGAACATAAGAACCAACAACATCATAAGTGTGATTAGTCATCAGCAGAGGAATACCTGCCTTACCCATCTTTAGAGTTAGAACACGGAAGGTGCTCTTGATAACCTGTGAACGGGTCATATCACGAACTTCCTTACCTTCTGCAGTATCTGCCATTTCCTTACTGGTTGACAACATACCAAGCGAATCAAGAACAACCATCATTGGCTTTCGTGCTTCCTTTGGTTGCTCCATATACTTGTCGATGATCTTGATCAACTGTAGACGGAACTCTTCAATTGTTGCTACAGGAAATACTGCAACTTGCTTTGGATTTACACCACGACTGATGAACATATCAGAGGTAACTGCTTGCTCTGTATCGAAGTAAAGAACGATACCATCCTTACGATCATCCAAGAACTTCTTCACAATACCAATTGAGAAGTAAGTCTTACCTGTTGCAGATTCACCTGCAAGAGCAATAATCTTGTTATCAGGAATACCTCCATAAAGAGATCCTGATACTAGAGCATTGAATGCAAAAGAACCAGTATCCACAAATCCCTTTACATCGCTTCCTTCAAGACCATCCTCAACCAATCCAGCAAATTCGTTACCTGAAGTTTTAATAATTTCATCAATGAATCCCATCTTTAATCTCCTTCATAGTATTTGTATAAACATTTTGTATAACTTCCAAGCCCACATGTTCTTGGAATGTTTCAGTTATTTCACTAAGATCTCTTCCCAATTCTTTAAATGTTATAAAATAATTTCTTATTTTATCTTCGTAAGTTAGATTATAAGGTATACCATTTGGTCTGTCAAATCTATGTAACCATCTTAGGAAAGGCAAACACATCGCTTTCTTACCTTTCATTCTAAATTTTTCATGAATG